AAAGCTAATGGATAAAATTAGAAAAATAATCCAATCCAAATTAAAAGAAATAAGCTCACTCGGACAAGGTGGAGCTTCTTTCACTCCAGGAGAAGGAATGAATTACGCTACCCCAAACGCCTTTAAAGGCAAAAAGGGTAAGTCAAAAAAACTCAAACCTTATTTTAAAGTCGGATATAAGATGGTTCCCGATACAATAGATAGTTCGAAATTAGAAACTATTAGACTATTCGAAGACGAATTATCTCCATTCCAACAAGAAAGAATAGCAGCATTTGATGATATAGAAACATACCTAAATAAATTAGGCCCTATTGTGTCAAATGCAAAAAATGACACTATTAAATTTTACAATGAAAATCCAGGTTCTTACGACATAATAAAATCAACAGAAATGATTTTAAGTTACTTAAAAAATATAGAAACACTTTTAACAGAAACAAAATGAATAAAACACTACAGGATCAGTATTTAAAAATTAAAGAAGGAAATGGACACAAAGGTGTTTTCTTAACAGAAGTAAAACGTAATTTTCCTAATATAGTACCTCAATCTGCAAACTTTGAGTTAGCATCTAAGATATTAAAAGATAAAAACATTATATCTGAAAATATTGTTGGTATGCAAGCTATTAATCAAATACCTGCTACTAAAAAACAACCATTCGAAAGTGCATTCGAAAATTTCTTAAAAGAAGCAAAAAAGAAAGAAGCAACTGACAAAGCAGAAGCTAAAACTACATCTAAAGACGTGGAAGAAACACAAAAACACGCATATGATAATAAGGATATGAAAGATCCGAATAACGTAATATTTGATCAATTAATGACTGGATATTACGCGGAGATGAAAGACCCAAAGAATGCAGAAAAAACAATGGAAGAATTAAAAGAAATTGTTTTAAAAAACTTAGCTAAAGATCCAATTTTCTACACTAAAGATGGACAATTCGGAGAAAAAGGATTAGGATACACAACTGAACATCCAGGATTAGGTGAGCCAAAAGAAGCTAAAGGTAAACATAAAGCTAGTGGATATGGTGATTTAAACGAAAATCAAACATTGAATGAAATTAAATCTAATACTTCTAAAATGTTTAATTGGTTTTGGGGGAAACATGAATCTGCAAAAGAAACCCAACATCGTATAAGGGATTATAGTGATAATGTCTTGTTAAGCTTATTCAAAAATAAACCATCCAATATTACCCCTAAATCCCCATCATCTATTCAACAAGAATTACTAAGAAAAGAAATTAATCGAAGAGGATTAAATATAGAAGACATGTCAATCAACGAATCTAAAATACGTAATGTAATTAAAGGTATTATCAAAGAAGAATTATCTAAAATATCATTAAACGAAAACTTACCAAAACGTCTAAAAGAAATTGAAAATGAGTCTTTAGATGAGGTTAAAATGGCTAAATTAGAAAAGTTAAAAGCTGAAGTTGAAAAACGTCAATCACAATTAGACATGATTGAAAGTAATGAAGATTTAAAAGGGTTAACCGATGGTAAAAAAATTAAAGCATTACAAAAAGAAATCAAAACTTTAGAAAAAGCAATAGCTAAGCTAGAAAAAACAACTAAAGGTAAAGCTAAAGAAGTTATTGATGAAAATGAAGATGAACCATCAGAAGAATACTTAGCAGCTAAACAAGATGCTGAAGATAGATACCATGAAGGTGAAGATTTAGATCAAATATTACAAGATTACCCTGAATTTGATGATATGTTAAGATTAGACATTCAAGGTGGTTTTGAAGGTTTAGATTACTAAAATTCAAATTATTCAAAATGACTAAACAATTATTAATAGAAACTAAAATATTTACTCCATCTCCTGTCCGCTTAGTAGAAGGGCAGGAGAGAGGTGGTAATATTTTTGTTGAAGGTATATTAGCTACTGTTGAAGTAAAAAACGGAAATGGTCGTTACTACCCACGTGAATTATGGGAGCGTGAAATAAACAAATTTAACGCCAAAATCAACGAGCGCTCAACTGAGTCATGTGGTGAGTTAGATCATCCCGACTCACAAATTATCAACCTAAAAAACGCATCACACGCTATAAGAAAAGTATGGTGGGATGGAGATAAAATAATGGGTCAAGTTGAAATATTCTGCGATATGGGAGAGCTAGGTACTTCAAGTGGTAGAATAGCAGGTGCATTAGTTAAAAATGGTTTAAACATTGGTATCTCATCTAGAGGTATGGGTTCATTAAAACAAGTAGGTGAAATTATGGAAGTACAAGATGACTTCGATTTACTTACTTTTGACTTCGTGTCAAATCCTTCCAATCCAGAGTCATGGTTTAAGAGAGAAGGATTGAATGAATCTGTTGCAAATTCTCGATTTACAGAAATAAATAATTATAATAAGGTTAACTCTTTAGTAACAGAAATCCTTTGTTCTAAAGGATCTTGTCCTATAATATAATTTAGTCTTCATATATTTCTCACACAAATTAGCCTCTTTTTAGAGGCTTTTTTTGTCTCTGCGACTTTGCCTACCCCTACACATACGTATACTCCGAATATACCACGATCGCCAGATCTTATGTGGTATCCAATTAATAAATTTATATTACGTTTCCAATAAGCGTACTTTCCCAACAAAAATTTAGGAAAAAATGTCAACAAACAGAGACCTGTTCGCAGGAGCAATCGCAGAAGCTAAAGCCGTTAAAAACATGGCAATAGAAAATGCAAAGCTAGCTCTAGAAGAAACATTCACACCACAAATCAAATCTATGTTCTCTGCTAAATTAAGAGAAATGGAAGAAGAAGAGATTGAAGAAACAGAAAATGTTGAAGAAATCGAATCTATAGATGAAATGGAAGATATGGATCTTGAAGAAGAGTTAGATGAATTAGAAGAAACTGAAGTAACTGAAGAGTTAGATCTTGATGAGTTATTAGCAGAAATCGAATCTGAAGAGTCAGAAGAATTAAATGAAGTAGAGGAAGAAGAAATCGAAGTTGAAGATGATGAAGAGTCAGAAGAAACTGAAGAAGATGAAGACGAAACTCCATTGAATATCGAAGACATGACAGAAGAAGATCTTGCTAAGATGATTGAAGATATTATGTTAGAAGAATTCCCACAACTTGCCCAAATGAAAGATGAAGAATCTGAAGAAGGTGAAGAAGAATTAGATCTAGACTTAGACTTGGAAGACGAAGAAGAATCTGATTTAGACTTAGCAGAAATGTTAAGAGAAATTGAGGAAGAGGAAGAAGAAGATGTAGATAACAGTGAGTTAGATGAAATACGTGCTGAATTAGCAGAAGCTCATTCTACTATCAATACATTAAGAAATGACTTGAATGAAATAAATGTGTTAAATGCAAAATTACTTTACACAAATAAAATATTCAGATCTAAAAATTTAAATGAAAGTCAGAAAGTAAAAGTTTTGAGTTCATTTGATAAAGCAGAGTCAGTTAAAGATGTAGAGTTAGTATATGAAACATTAAACGAAGGTTTAATAGTTAAATCACCAGTAAGAAAATCAACTGTAGGAAGTGCATCAAAATCAACTTTCACTCCAGAAACTAAAAAACCAATTATCGAGTCAAATGAAGCATTTAAAAGAATGCAAAAATTGGCAGGTATTATTTAACAAACAATTTTAAAACAAAAAACAACAAATGTCAACAATTAATTCATTATTAGAAAGCGCTGCTGGTTCATTCAAAAACCAACAAGATGATGCAGCTCGTATGGCTGGAAAATGGTCAAAAACGGGATTATTAGAAGGTTTAAACAACGAAATTGACAAAAATAACATGTCAATGATCTTGGAAAACCAAGCTAAACAATTAGTAACTGAGGTTAACGCAACTGGTCAAGGTGGTGCTACATTTACAGCAGGTGCTGGTGAGCAATGGGCTGGAGTAGCTTTACCATTAGTACGTAAAGTATTCGGTTCTTTATCAACTAAAGAATTCATGTCAGTTCAACCAATGAACTTACCTTCAGGTTTAGTTTTCTTCTTAGATTTCCAATATGGTCAAACAAAACAATTAAACTTCGGACCAGAAGGAGATGTTTATGGAACAGGTTCATTATATGGTGTAACTGATCCTGCAGATAAAGGTAACCCAACAAATGGTCTTTATGGTGCTGGTCGTTTCGCTTACACAGTTAATCAAAAATCATCTTCTTTAGCAGGTGCTGTTTCTAAAGCTACATGGGCTCAAGTAAATTATGCTGCTGAATTATCAGCTTCAATCGCTGCTGGTGTTACTTACACTGCATTAGATGTAGATTTAAGTTCATTAACAGGATCAGGTGCAACATTACCAGATTTCAAAGGAGCTCGTGCATTCACTGCAACTTCTGCTTCAGTTGCTACTGCAGCTACAATTTTACCAGAATATACTTCAGTTAACGAAGCTACAGGAACTGTAACTTTCATCCACGCTGTATCTTCTGCATCATTCGCTAGTGCTACACCAGCAAATGTATATGTAACTTACAACGTACAACCAACTGATAACTACAGAGGTGACTTCGAAGATGCTTCAGGTGCTGGATATGCAAATGCAAATTCAACTGCTGCTGATGCTTTAGCGATTCCTTCAATTGATATCAAAATGAAATCTGAAGCTATTGTTGCCAAAACAAGAAAATTGAAAGCACAATGGACACCAGAATTCGCACAGGATTTAAATGCATACCAATCATTAGATGCTGAAGCTGAATTAACAAACATCATGTCTGAATACATTTCATTAGAAATCGATTTAGAAAACTTAGATATGTTGATTCAAGGAGCTTCTGCTGGTGATGAGTACTGGTCAGCAGTTAATAACCGTTCATTAAACTCTGCTAAAACAGGATTTGATAATTTAGGTTTCTTCAATACTCAAGGACAATGGTTCCAAACATTAGGAACTAAATTCCAAAAAGTATCGAATAAAATTCACCAAAAAACACTTAGAGGTGGAGCTAATTTCTTAGTATGTTCTCCTTCAGTTGCAACTGTTCTTGAATCAATCCCAGGATTCGCATCAAGTTCAGATGGTGATGTAACTAAATCAAGCTACTCATTTGGTATCCAAAAATCAGGTAACTTGAACAACAGATACACTGTTTACAAAAACCCTTACATGACTGAAAATGTTATTTTAATGGGTTATA